TGATGCGTACTACTGCCAACCTAGTGCTACCATTCGCACCACAGTTCGATAGTCCATATAAGTACTACATCGACAAGTGGCATGAATACAGCCAGACATATGGCATCGACGCTGATGCTAAGTTCCTTGAGGACTATCCAGACTTCTTTGAATTCTCCACAAGTATGAGTAAGAACCCTACAGGTTCGAATGCTACTATGGATGCAGTTCAGAATGCCAAGCAGTATAGTGGATTAATCTCAGAACTAACTGGTGATAATCCACAACTTGTTGGCTTAATAACTAATAATGCTGGCGCTGCTAAGTTTAATCCTACCGCTTACTGGTGGCAGGAAGAGACAAGCATTAGCCCTGGAACATCAGAGAAGTTCCGTGGCAAGTCTACACCAGCGGAAGCTATCAAGAAGAATGAAGCCCGTAAGGGTTGGGCAATTTATCGCAAGATGAATACCATTATTGATGCTAAGCTAGCCGAACGCGGGCTAACATCAATTGAACAAGCAGGAGCTGAGGACCTAAAGTATAGCAAGCAAGTAATGATTCAGGCTATGGCTACTACTAAAGACCCAGTAACTGGTGAATCAACTGGTCAATCCAGTGCTTGGTATGAAGATTACAAGGATACTGATGGGCTAAAGTCGGCAAGTAATGTTGCTGGACTCCGCAAGATTATTGCTAACCCAAAGTTTATGGCAGATAATGGTGAAGACCCTACTTGGAAATCAGTTGCTATCTACTTACAATTAAGAGACAAACTAGCAAGTACTCTATCAGTGCGCCCTTCGGCATCAATAGATGCTAAGGCTAACGCAGACCTGAAGTATATGCTTGATAGTTATGTATCACAGCTTAAGGCTGGAGATTTAGAGTTCGCAGATATCTACGAAAGATTCTTATCACAAGATAAAATCTACGACAAGTACTTAGGACAATAATGGCTAACACACAACAACAACAGAAGCAGGCTCTTGCTAAAGAGATTCAGACTCTGCAATTACAGCTCAGTTGGGCCACGCAATCTGGCGACAACACACTTACTGCTGAAGAAAAAGCCACTGTTAGAACTAGAGTTAATAAACTTAAGGCTCGTTTAAGTTCAGCAAAAGCAGAAATAGCCGCTATAAATAAGGCTCAGGCTGATACTAAGGCAGCAGAAGATGAAGCAGCTAAGATTAAGAAGAATGAAGTTGTTGTAACCCCAGCAATGGCTGCCAAAGGTATTGACCCTGACTTGCTACAACTTGCCAAGTCAGCTGGTATGGCTATTACTCCAGAATCTATTCTGCCTGGAAATGTTTCAAGTGGCGCATTTGTATACCTAGGAACAAAACAAAAAGTAACCTATCCACTTGGGCCAGATGGTAAGCCAATTAAGGGTGCAAAGAAGTTTACTCTAACTTCTAAGCCAAATGTGGGATTTGTCAACAATGTTTATAAAGAATTCTGGTCTGACGAGGCAGTAAAAGCTAAAGTAAAGTCAGCCATGGTACGTGCTGGTAGGACAGATGTTAATGATATAACAGCCTATGCTCAATGGCAGCAAGTCGTTAATGCTTCTGCGGAACTTTACTCTACTGGAGCCAAGCTAACTCCTATGGATATTCTCAACCAGACTATGACTAATAGCGGTACAGCTAATCTACCTGACCGCAATATAACCAAGATTGACTCACAGATTACCAATGCTATTGCTAACGCAGCATTCCAGTCAGCATACATGCGCGATGGGACAGAAGAAGAAATTAAGGATATCCTCAAGAAAGCAGGCATTGATAAGATGATTGCTGAGGGTACTGTCACCACAACCAAGAAGGTTAAGAATCCTAAGACTGGTCAGTTGGAAAATGTGACTACAACTACACCAGGATTTAATGCTCAGACCGCACAGATGTCTATTGAAGATAAACTTAAAGAACTCAACCCAGATGAATTCGACCGCACAAAGCGTATCGACTTTGCAAGCTGGATATCTAAGAATGTGGCGGGTGCATAATGGTTATTGCTACGAACATAATTGATGGTGGTGGTGGCGGTGGCGGTGCTGGCATTAATGACGGCAAAGGTGTTGAGACTGCAGCTAACTATGGTATCAGCGAGGCACTATTAAACGACCCAATCTATGGTGAAGAACTAGGCGCGGTGTACGCTTTCTTTAAAAGCAATAACATTGGCGCGGCACTAGACGCACTATTTAAGACAAAGTACTATACTACTTTAAGCGGAACAGTACGTTCACGTTTAAAGGAAAAAACCACACAGTTTGAAGTGTACAAAGACAGCCTTAAGAAGTATGGTTTAGCATCTCGTAAGCGTCTAGTATCTTCTGGTATCAAGATGTCGCAAACTGAATTTGATAGACTTATTGAAAAAGCATATGATTTGGGCATGGATGACAATCAGCTTGACCAGTTCTTATTAACATCAGGTAAGATTACTGGCTTTGGTGGCAATGTTCTCGGTGATACATCTGCTTTAAAGAACTACGCATCATCATTTGGCGTAGATAGTTATCTAAATAAAAGCTACTGGGAACAGAAGCAAAAGGATTTGTTTGCTGGCACAACAACAATAGATGACATTCAAGCAGAGATTCGCATGAAGTCTGCTAGCGCATTCCCTGCCTATGCTGAACAGATTAATAATGGTGTCTCGGTAGACTCACTTGCGTCTGCTTATAAGGGTGCCATCAGTACTATCCTAGAGGTAGACCCAGATTCAGTTACTTATAATAACCCATATTTGCGCCGAGCATTACAGGCTGTAGGCTCAGATGGTAAGCCAACAGTAGTACCTGTTTGGCAATTTGAGCGTGACCTACGCTCTACGAAGGAATGGGAATATACAGATAACGCAATTGCTTACACAGATAATGTATCTATGAAAATACTTAGAGATATGGGGCTTGCTTAATGGCAATAACATATACAGTCAAAAAAGGTGACACTCTTAGTGCGATTGCTGCCAAGGCTGGCATTAGTCTAAAACAACTAATCGACCTTAACCCACAAATCAAAAACAAAAATCTTATCAATCCTGGGCAGAACATAACTATTTCTGAACCAACTCCAGCAAAAGGCGCTTCAGCGAATGCTATCATTCAGCAGTACACAGATGCGGCTAGCGGAAACGAGTATCTCAAAGGTCGCTATGGCCCAGGCAGTGGTCTAACCGCACCAGGAACTACAGCAACACAAGCAGCCTCAGTAACAGCAACTCCAGTGGTGCCAGTTGCGCCTGCTACCGCTACAGCTACGGTAAAGGCTATACCTGTTGATAAGTCCGCAGCCACTAAAGCCTTGCTTGAAAAAGCTATAGCTGATAAGCTGGCTGCTGACAAGATTGCTGCCGATAAACTAGCTGCCGACAAGGCTGCTGCCGATAAGATAGCAGCAGAGTTAAAGATTAAGCAAGACCAAGAGGCAGCAGTTGCTGCAGCATTAGCTGCACAACTAGCCATAACTAAGGCTGAGCAGGACGCTAAGGACGCTACAACGGCAGCACAAATTGCTGCTGCTGAACAGGCTAGGATACAGGCGGAAGCCGCCCTAGCGGCCGCCAACGCCGCAACAGCAGCTAGTGCAGCGGCAGCATCTACTAACATTAACCAAACAGGCAATACAATCCTACCTTTGACAAGTCCAGCCGATGAGGCTGCTGCTTTGTATGATAAGGAACAAAAGGCTAAAGCCGAGCAAGAAAAGATTTTGGCAGAGCGACGCTCAGTGTCCGATGTACTTACAGACCGCTTCAAGCAATATGGCTTGGAATCTTTAGTAGGAGCAATACGCAATCTTGCTATTGAGGGTGCTAGTGAGGCAACCATTACTCTAGCTTTACAAGAGACTCCAGAGTATAAGGAACGCTTTAGAGCTAACGAGGCACGCATCAAAGCGAACCTACGAGTTCTTTCACCTTCTGAGTATCTTAAGAATGAAGACGCATATCGTTTGACGCTACGCGAGTATGGCTTGAACAAGTATGATACTGATGAGTACGTAACAAAGTTTATTGAAAACGATACAGCACCTGAAGAACTATCAGGTCGTATCGCGCTTGGAGTTAACCGCATTCAGAATGCTGACCCATTAGTTCTTAAGACACTTAGAGCCTATGGCGTAACTGATACTGACATGCTTGAGTATGTACTAGATACCAAGAACAAGCTACCAGAAATAACAAGAAAAGTTCAGATTGCTGAAATTGGTGCAGCAGCACGTGCTCAAGGACTTAATGTTGGAACTACAGAAGCAGAAATTGCTGCGTACAAAGCCACATCTGAAGCACTCGCCAACCAAGGTGTTGACCAAACTGACGCACAAAAGGGTTACAGCGCTATCGCTGGCTTCTTACCAGAGGCTGAGAAGTTAAGTGGCATCTATAGTAATATGGAAGGCTACGGCCAGACCCAAGCTGAGCAAGAAGTGTTTGGTAAGATGGCTTCTGCGAAACGCGCAAGAGAAGCTTTAAAGATGCAAGAGATTGCAGCCTTCAGTGGTTCAGCAGGAACTACTAAGGGCAGTCTAGGCAGTAAGGCCACTGGCCAAATCTAATATCCTGAGCGGACCTACCAGCCCCGCCAGCGTAACAGACTGGGAGCAAAAGCCAGCTCATTCCCCCGAATGAGAACTGCGGTTTGCGATTCAACTAACGAAAGGGTGGACAGTTGCTATGAGCAACAACTACTGGGACGAAGACGAAGACGAGCTAGATACCGATACCATAACTGGAAACGAAAGTGGAAGTGACTTACTTAAAAAGTTACGTAAAGCTAAGCGTGCCGATGAGAAACGTATCAAAGAACTCACTGAGCAACTTGAGGGATTCTCCAAGCAGCAGCGTGAGCGTGTAGTCAAAGATGTCCTAGAACAAAAGGGTGTGAATCCTAAAGCAGTACGTTTAATTCTAAAAGACCTAGACGATGTTAATGAAGAGTCAGTGAATAACTGGCTTGAAGATAACGGAGACTTGTTCGGATTGACTACTCAGGAAACACCAAAAGCTAACGAAGTCGACCGTGCTGCATTACGTCAGCAGGACGTAGTTACTCAAGGTGCAATCACACCTGACCGAGCTGAGAACTTAGAACAACGATTAGGCGCTGCGGAATCCGCAGAAGAAATCTTATCTATTCTCCGTTCACAAGAATAATTCATTCATAGTATCTAGTCACTTGGAGGTGACAACATGGCCTACGTATCAACAGCATCCGATTCACTCGGAGGCACCGCTGGTGCAGCAGGTTTAGTTCAGAAGGCGTATGACCGTCTTTTGGAGTTTGCTCTCCGTTCAGAACCCCTAATTCGTTCTGTCGCAGACAAGCGCCCAACTAACCAATCAATTCCAGGTTCAACTGTAGTTCTACAACGCTACGTTGACCTATCAGCAGCAACAACTGCTCTAACTGAAACAACAGACCCAGATGCAGTAGCAATGTCTACACCAACATCAGTTACAATTACTCTTAACGAGTACGGTAACTCTGTTCTTGTAACACGTGCTTTGGAACTATTCAGCCTAGCTGATGTAGACCCAGCAATTGCTAACATCATCGCATTCAACCTAGCCGATTCAATCGACGCAGTTGCAATGACAACACTTCGTGGTGGTTCAAACGTGATTTACTCAGGTTCAACCGCTACATCTACAGCAACAGTTACTGCTGCTGCAACACTATCTTCTGCTAACATCCGCAAGGCTGTTGCTAAGCTACGTGCTAACAAGTCAACTGCTCGCAAGGGTTCACTATACTGGGCTGGTATCCACCCAGAAGTTTCACACGACCTTCGTGCAGAAACAGGCTCAGCAGGTTGGTTGCTTCCAAATCAGTACGGTTCTGCACAAGACCGTATCTGGGCTGGAGAAATCGGTACATACGAAGGTGCGTACTTCGTAGAGTCACCACGTCTTTACTCAGCTACTGATGGTGCTTCATCTGCAAAGGTGTACCGCACAATCCTAGCAGGACAGCAAGCAATGGCAGAAGCCGTTGCTGAAGAACCACATGTAGTCATCGGCCCAGTCGTTGACCGCTTGATGCGTCACCGCCCAATGGGTTGGTACGGAGTTCTTGGTTTCGCTCGCTACCGCGAAGAAGCCCTGTACCGTATTGAGTCAGGTTCATCAATCGCTTAGTTGATTGACGCTGTGGCAGAGGGATAAAACTCTCTGCCATAGAGTAAGTTCATTAAGGAGAACTAATGGCAACATACAAATTCACTACACCTTATGTCCTAGAAGGACCATCAGGTGGGCATCGTTTGTTTTACTTTGCCAAACTCCGTAAGGGAATAACGATTGTAAAAAGTGGAAGCACTTACTCACAAATTCGTTATATACCAGATGACACACAAGATGATTACGATGTTGTTTATCGTGGTGGTTATATACATGAAGGAATAAGTGAGGCAATTAAAGCCGAACTTATTGCTGGTGGCGTAGGAGTTACGGAAGCAAACTTTACAGCAGAATAGGGACAAGATGAACTGCAGTCATATCAGCAAGGTTCTTGACTGGGGATTTGATGAGAACCATGACTTCATAGCGAAGACATGGGGATGCGTACTATGCGACGCAGTATCAGATGTACCGTTCAAAGATGAAGATAACATTCCAATTGACCACACTATGTGTGATGAAGATTGCTTTGGATGTAAGGCAAGAGGATTACAACTTAATACAGGCGATGCGGGTAGAGACATACCTGATAAGAAGTGGAACTCCGAACTTGGTGCTTACCGTGAGGCGCGACAACAAGGAATTCAACCAGCAGGCACAAGAATGAAAGACATAGAAGAAGCACACAAAGCATCTGAAAACTTAGGTCAGGCATACGATGCCGATTCAATGCCTAAGGCTAAGGATATAACCCCGAAGGCCGTAGAGGTCATGAAAGAGATAGGACAAATATAATGCCAAAAGTCGGAATGAAGAAGTTTCCTTATACACCTGCGGGCAAGAAGGCTGCTAAGGCTTATGCTGCTGGCGAGAAGATGGAATCCAAGTCTGAGAAGATGATGGAAATGAAAAAGGGTATGATGAAGAAGAAGGCTGTCGTTAAGAAGATGGGCAAGAAGAAGTAATATGGCAAACAATCGCAATTACTTCCAGAACATCGCTAAAGAAATTAACGATGTTTATCAAGCCAGCCGACGCACAACTGAAATGAGCCAGACTTCTGGCCCAGGAACAGATGCTCGCGCTAACGCACTTCGTGTCCTACAAGACAAGCAAACTGGTCAATTATTTGGTGCGGTCCTACAGGGTCGCCGTTACGACTCTAAAGGAAAGCAGATTAATAAAAAGTGAGCGACCCAAGACTAAAGCGAGCAGGCGTATCTGGTTTTAACAAGCCAAAGCGTACACCCAACCACCCAAAGAAGTCACACGTAGTTGTGGCTAAAGAAGGTACTCAGGTTAAAACTATTCGCTTTGGTCAACAGGGTGTCACTGGCGACAAGAAGCCAACGGCACGCCAAGCGTCATTCAAAGCTCGTCACGCAAAGAACATTGCTAAAGGAAAGATGTCTGCTGCTTACTGGGCAGATAAGGTTAAGTGGTAACTAACTAAAGGTGGGGACAATGCAAGAAACAATTTCGGTCGCCTGGTGCGATAATGGTATGGTAGATGGCAAGTTCATGCAAGGCGTCACAGATGTTCTGCTTAAGTCTGGAGTAGAGTTTAAGTCAACTCTTCGCAGCCAAGGAAATCAGATTGCTCGTCAGCGTGAAACAGTAATCAACTATTGGTTTGATAAGACTGATACTGAATGGTTATTGTGGGTTGACTCAGATGTAGTTATTAGTCCAGATAAGTTCAAGTTACTCTGGGATAATAAAGATGCTAAAGAGCGACCAATGCTGACTGGTGTTTATTTTACCACAGATACACCAGAAGAACCATTGATGATTCCAATGCCTACAGCATTTAATTTTGTTGATGATGGCAAAGGTGGGTTTGGGGTATCAAGAGTTCATCCATTACCAGAGAACCAACTGATTCAAATTGGTGCGGCTGGCATGGGGTTCGTTCTTATGCACCGAAGTGTGGTTGAAAAGATTCGTACAGCAGCACCAGATGCCCAACTATTTATGGAAATGGGTAGAGGTACAAAGTTCATCGGAGAAGATATTTACTTCTTCGCCTTATGTGACAAAGCAGAAGTGCCACTGTGGTGCCATACAGGAGCAACCGTTCCTCATATGAAACGATTCTCATTTGATGAGCATTACTACAAGGCATTCTTTGGAACACCAAAAGAAGAAAAGAAGTCTAACTTAGTACTTCCGAAACGATATACGAAAGGTTAACAAATGGCATTAGGCAAAGCAGGAAGCAGTCTAACAGCAGAACTTAATAGGCTTGCTGGTATTACTGACGTGGCACGATACCTTGATGAACAAGGCGCTGCTAATGCCTGGGCTGGCACTACTGGTTTGGCAACAGTAGGAGCACTAAACATCAAGGTATCGGCTTCTAGAACTAGGGATAAGTTCAAAGATATTAATGGTGTATGTAATGAACTTGCTGGAACAACTGGACTAGCAGCACCTGCTGCGCTAAGGAGCATAGACGCATAATGCCTACTCTAAATAACATGATTGATGAAACACTTATCAACCTAGCGGGTTACACCTTTCAGCAAGACCGCGCTACTCATCTTGTAACGCCCATCACAACTACAACATCGTCAAGCGCTGCCCCTTTGATTATGTCTCTAGGTTCTACTGACTCAGTGGGTAAAGGCATTGTTGAGATTGACGAAGAATTGCTCTGGGTAGACAACTACGACCGTATTTCTAACACTGCAACTGTGGCTCCGTATGGTCGTGGATACCTAGGCACAACAGCAGCCACACACACACTTGACACAAAGGTTACTATCTCTCCAACCTTCCCACGTTTTACTATCAAGCGTGCTATCAATGACACAATCCGCGCTTTAGGCGCAAACATCTTCGCTGTTAAGACAGCAACCTTTACATTCAATGCAGCAGTTTCAACCTATGCTTTTGCTAACTTAAACATCAAGAATATCTTAACAGTTTCGTGGCAAGAGATTGGTCCTTCAAAAGAATGGCGTCCTATTCGGCGCTATGATTTCGACCCACTTGCTAACGCAGCAGCCTTTGGTTATACAACTGAACAAGTTCAAACAATCACCTTAGGTGAAGCCCCTATCTCAGGTCGTACAGTAAAGATTACTTACGCAACTGACCCAGTTTCTTTTACAACTAATACTGAAGATTACGCAACTCAAACAGGCTTACCAGAATCAACGCGGGACGTTGTGATTCTTGGTGCAGCCTATCGCCTACTCTCATTCCTTGACCCAGCACGCGCTGCTATGGTTAGCCCACAGGCTGACGAGACTGACAGCAAGCGTCCGTATGGCGCATCACAGTCTGCTACCAAGCAACTGTACGCGCTTTATTCACAACGCTTGAATGAGGAAACAAAATCACAACAACAGAATTATCCTCCTAAAGTCCACTACTCTCGCCGATAAGGACCAGCAATGACAACCAGAAAGTATTCATCTCGTTCGCAACAGACGTCTCTTACCGCTAATATCAATTCCTCTGTTACAACAATAACTGTTCTTTCTGCCTCGGCTTTGCTTGGTGGTCTGACTATTTCTGCAGGTGAAACATACACTGTAGTTATTGACCCAGATACAGCACTTGAAGAAATTGTTGATATTTATTCTCCTTCAGTAAATCCTGTAACCGTAAACACGTTAACAGTTGTACGTGGCGTCGAGGCTGCTGGAGTTGGACAGGCTCACTCCGCTGGTGCCAAAGTACGTCACATGGCTATCGGTCGTGACTTCCGTGAGGCTAACGAGCATATTAAAAATGTTACAACTGCTCACGGTGTTACTGGTGCTGTAGTTGGTACAACCAATACACAGACTTTAACTAACAAGACTTTAACTAGCCCAACCATTACTGGTACTGGTGCTATCGCAGGAACCTTTACTGGCAACCTAACAGGTAACGTAACTGGCTCATCTGGTTCCACAACAGGCAATGCTGCCACTGCTACTACTTTAGCCACAGCCCGCGACTTCCAGATTGTTGGAGATGTTGAAGCATCTGCTCAATCATTTAACGGCAGTGGAAATATAACATTAACAACATCAATCTCTACTGGTGCTATTGTTAACGCAGACATTAACGCGTCGGCAGCAATAGATAAAACTAAGATTAGTGGAACTGCTCTAACCCTAGCCGATACAGGCACTGTCACTAGCACAATGATTCTTGATGGAACTATTGTTAATGCTGATATAAACGCAGCAGCAGCAATAGACAAGACAAAAATTTCTGGAACAGCAATCACCGCTGGTGATACTGGCACAGTAACTAGCGCAATGATTGCTAACGATACTATTAT